GAGAAAAAGAAAGAGTTTTTATATCTACTTCTCCACCAGATATAACTAATGGTCTGCCTCTGTTCTCTCCTCCAAATCTCCTACCAAAAACTTCAGCTATATTTTCAGCTTCATCACTTGTCATAGATAAATCATTCTTTGGAGATATAACAACACTAGGAACACCTGTATTCTTAACTAAAGCTGCACCCATTTGAGAAGCTGCTGCATCTCCTAAAACTTCAACCATTACTGATCTAAGTGGAGAAAGCCCTCTCCTGTGATTTCTAGGATCTATTCTTTCTCTAAGATGTATCATATCCTCAGGCATTATTTCTAATGTGTTGCCTTTTTGTTTATATTGATACATAGTTATCAACTGTTCATTATTGCCTTTAACTTCTACCATCTCTGGCAACAATGGAACTAACTGAACTACTTGTCCTGCATCATTCCTTAATTTAAGTAAGAAAGCATCTCCAGATACAGCTATAGAAGTAACAATGTAGTTATTCATTAAAGAACTTGTCATATTTGGATTAGGATTATCTAATAATTCTTGTGCAGGATGATTAGGAACATACTCCATTCCCTCATCATTTTTTAAATAAACTTTAAGAGGAGGCTCACTAAATGCAGTTCCTAAAACATTTAAACAGGCTAAAGCTGCAGAGTTGCCCTCTGGGCTCATCTGATTTACTCCACTAAAATATCCTGCATCTGCATTGAATGGAAAAACTATATTTGATGTTGGAAAATTATTATATGTTTTTTTCTCTGTATTGACTTCTTGACTACTAAAGAAACCTCTAATATTATCTGCTATACCCAATTAGGTTACACTCCAATTTGTCTTTCTAACTATTCCAAACCTAGCTGCATAAGCTAAGGCATCCACCATATCATCATGAGATCCAGAGGATGGAAAGCTAGTTAATTCTCTTTCAAATTCTACAAGCCAATTAGCATTTTTCAAAAACCATATAGAGCCATTTTCTACACCTGCAGCAGCAGGTACAGCTCTAGCAGTTTTAGATTTATCTGCCTTTAAGTTCCTTATTGGCAAACCCTGCCTCCTAGCCATCTGTATAATACCAAGCCCAAAACTAGAATCCTCCACTCCCAACCAAGACATGTTGTATTCATTTATTTTTGCTTCTATCTGTGGAAGTAACTCTGGAGCTTCTAGTCTGGCTCTAAATACATCCATTACTAATAGCTTACCACTAGGAGCTGTGCCAACTGTCATTATTACAGAATAATCAGCAGTTTCCTTAATACTCAAAGCTGTGTCCATAGTGCCAAAGATAGATAGTTCAGAATGCTTTACTATTTCATCTCCTAACACATACTCAGGATCATCTCCTGCAATAGTGTCATAATATTTAAACCATTCTCTCTTAAACATGTGTCCTACTTCTGTAAATTCTGCTAAGAACTCTTGAGCATATACTAATGAGCCTAACTCCTCTCTAGCTTGAGCTAACTCATCTTTGTTTATTCTAGGAGATTGCTCTGTTGGATAGTGAAATACTTTCCAATCAGCTCTCCTTTTAGCATTATCAAACAACTCATAAAACCAATTCATCCCATTAGGTGTAGATATAAATAATGCTTTACCTAAGCTATCACTTAAAATTGGTCTAACTGTTTCCCAAGTTTCTTTATCTTGATATGCAACCTCATCAAAGATTATCAAAGATATACCACCTGCACCTCTGAGAGTTTCTGGCTTGTTAGCTGATTTTATTTGTATAGATCCACCATTAGCTAATACAATTCTTTTCTCTACTTCTCTTGTTTCTGCATAGTCCTCTGGTAGTTGTCTAACTAAGCTTTTAAGATTGAGCCAAGATTCTAATGCTTGAGGATATACAGGAAAGATAATCCAAACTTTTAAACCTTTTAATGCCTGATCTACTGCACTAACTAAACTTAGTGTAGTTTTACCCCATCTCCTGCCACATACAGCAATAATAAATCTATGTTCATCTAATGCTTTTATAACTTCTAATTGTCCAGAATGTAAATCAGGTGGAGTAGCCTCAATAATCTGGCTCATCATCCTGCTCCCAATCCCACTTAAACTTAATCTGTGGTTGTTCTATGTGATTTACTGTTACTTGAGGTTGTCCTAAGCCATAAATCTGGCTAATCATCTTATAACAAATATCTAATATTCCTTTAAGTTCTGTAGGATTCATAGATGCTAAATCTCTTTCATTTATTTCATTAATAATTCTAAATATTAAAGGTTTTAGATTATCTGCTAAATCTCTTGCAGTTTCTCCTACTTGAGCAAAAACCTCACTAATTATCTGCTCATTAAGCATTTTATTTATAGCTTTTACTCTGTCTGTCCATTGATTTTTAGCAGCAATTTGATAGATTCTCCTATCTGACAAACTGAAGTTTTGAGAAACTTTTTTAAGTGTTCTGGAAGCTCCTAATCCTAAATAATATTGAAATCTCTTAAAATCAACATTAGATTCTCCTACTTGTTGCTGATTTGGTAAAGCTAAAGACATATCATCTATATAATCCATAGAATTAGTATAACTTATTATCTGTTTTTACAATGCAACTCACAGCTGCAACAAAGATAATTACATTTGCATTTATTCATTAGTGTTGATGCATATATGCTTCTAAGTAAGTAATTCTATCCCTTAAATTATCTAATTCCCAAGATTCAAGCTGATTATTCTCTAAAGTAGTAATTTTCTTTTGCATATCTTGCCACTCCCATTTCTGTAAAGAATATTCTTGACTATCTTGAAAGTTATTATCAAAGTTTATATGCTCATCTACTTTAAACTCTAAATCTCTTACTTTTTGATCTAAATTGTTTAATTCTGCTGTTAAATAAGCTATTTGATTCTCATACATATCAGCATCTCTTGCAACAGCTTCTAAAGCACTAATTTTTTCATAAAGTACTGCAATATCATTAGAAACCATTGTGCTTTCTTTTAACTGAGTAAATTCAGATTCAATAATATTCATTCTGTCATCAATACCTGTAAGAGTATTTAATACAGCTCCTAAGCTCTGAACTCCTGCTCCAATAGATCCCATAAGAGTTATAGCAGTAACTATTAATGCAAGATTATCTTTTATTTTATTAATCATATTTTACAAGCATCTCCACAATCATTCTCAAATTCTTGTGATGTGTCAATAAATATAGGATTATCTATAAACATATCATCAGGAAGTATAAAATCTTTATCCATACTATCCACCTAGTTTTATTAATACTTCAGTAAGAGCTGAATTGAGCTCTCTTTCTCTCATAGCAAGATCTATAACATTTTGCTCTAATTTATCTATTTGCACCATATACACAGCTACTTGAGATTGTAAGTCATTAACTGTTTTAAATAGCCAACCAACTAAAGCTGCTAATCCACCCTGCAAAATTTGATTTATGTTTACTGTTGCTTTCATTACATTACATTATTAACTAATACTACTAAAGCAGATACTGCAACAATCCAACCAGAAAGCTCTGATCTTGATATCTTTTGATTAACTTTTTCATGCACTTGATCAATTCTTACATTAATTTTTTCTTGATTAGAAAGAATTAAAATAAGCAGTTCCTTATTGCTCATGCCATTCTCTGCCATATAATTAATTTACAGGTAGAACACAAAATAATGAAATTCTAATGTTTTCTTTTGCTCCATTTTCAAGAATCCAAGCTGATTTACTTTTACTAGCAAATAATTGAATAACTCCAAATCTCCAGAGTATTTCTTTTGTTTGAGGATCTATAATTCTTAAATCTGTAGGAATTACAAACTTAACTTTTTGATGTTTCTTGTATTCTATGTTTTGATATATCATAATATTCTTTAATTAACTCTATACCAATAAAATCTCTATTGGTTGAAACACAGCTAATTCCTGTTGTTCCTATACCCATAAATGGATCTAAAATAATATCTTTTTCTTTAGTAAATTTTTTTATAAAATAATCTGCAATTTCTTGCTTCATAACAGCTTTATGAATTTTTGGCATTTTAGAATTTACTGAACTTGTAATAATGTTTTTTGTATAAGTAGTGTTGCTTTTTAGTGATTCTTTTCCTAGTACAATAAAATACTCAACAGCATTAGTTATAGAGTAACCTGATGCAGGCATTGGATTAGATTTTTCCCAAATAATTATTTCTTTTATATCTTTGTTAAAATATCCAATTAATTTATAAACTGTATCTCTGTTATAAAAGTTTGTTTGTATGTTATAAAATATATGTTTTTTAGTAATTCCTAATAATTTATTAATAACTTTTTTATTAAAAGTAAAATAATCTGTAATTTGATCATTATATAATTTATATTTGTCATTTCTTTTTCTGTTATAAGGAGGAGAAGTTAAAACATAATCAACAGAGTTATTAGGCATATCCTGCATAACTTCTAAGCAATCTCCATTAAATAGCTGAATCATCCCCATAGTTCTCTCTATAATGCATTCTCTTTGCAATTCTTCTATAAGTAGTTTTATCTAAAGCATTCATAAGTAATTTATTTTCATCATCAACCATATTGACATAGAATATATGCAAGAAATTAATTAAAGTTTCTACAACTTCATCCTTAAACTCTGTTTCTCCCTTAGTTGTTTTAGTATAAATATCAAAGTTGCCATTATGATTCATAGTTATTTCTACATAAGTAGGCAAAGACTTTAACACTAACTCAAAGCTCACTCCTCCCTGATGAGTATCTTTTACATTGTCAAATATGCCATTAAGTGATCTAGGTTGAATTTCAGTTATATTATTTAATTTATCTACAAGAGTATGTTCAGAATTAATAAACAATAAACAAGACATATAACCAATATTTATATCATCAGCAGCATATTCCATTTTTACCTCTTATATTTATTTCTTTTTCTGCCATAGGTATTCTCCCATTACCCTGTAACATTATTTCATAATGATTTTCTAAGCAATCACATAAGTTAGTATCAAATATCTCTTTATATATATAATCAATATCTTTTAATGGTATTTTGTATGATTTCTCCTCTGATGCTTTTATGACTTTATGCTCATACTTAACTTCATCTATATTTACACCAATAAACTTATTTGGAACACAATTAAGAAAAATTAAACCTGCTTTTGTATTCTTTTCTTTTGCTTTTTCTCTAAGGTTATTAACTTTACTTGCAGAGATCCATAAATTGCTTATATTATCTTTGCTAAAATTATGCCAATAACCAACAACCTGAAGCTCCATAATATAAATATCATCAATAATTTTACAGACAAAGTCCTCTCCAAAATCCTCATCATTTTTTATAATTTCCCATTCATTAGCTGCACATACTTGATTCCAATATGGTCTAGCTTTCTTAACATCATACAAATCATATTCATCTGCTCTAAAATCTCTCCTATTATTAGCATTAACCAATTTCATTACCCCAACTATCCCAACCCTCTGCTGTTTCTCTTGCAAAAAGTTCAATTCTAGGTAAATCTCCTACAAGTTCTACAATTTTATCTCTAACAATATCAGGTTTTTTAGAATGTCTTTCTATTGGTGTATCAATTACTTGATGAACAGAAGCTGATTGTCTTTTTATAGTTCCTTTGGTTGCTATTAAACAAAGTTCTGCATTTGCCCTAGTCCAATGCCCCATACCCCAAAACCAAGAATCTGTTTTTTTGTTTTTCTTAACCCAAGTAAATCCAACAGTTTTATAAGTAAAACCCCAAGATTCTATAACATTAAAACTATCTTTTAATAATGGGAAAGTTACCCACATAAATAATATGCAATTATCATCAGCAATATCTTGTATAGGTAAATTTTTTATATCATCAATATTCATTGTTGAATAATGATGTTCAGCACTTCTACCCTGTCCTTTTTTACTCCATACTTTATAACTCCAAGCAGGATCTGCATAGATAATATTATATTTTTTATCTGGAAAAGGAATCATATCTACCCCAACAATGCTTACTACTGTTCCAATGATGCCAACCATCATAATAAGAAAGCCATCTAGCAGCTTTTATATTTGTTTCTGCATCATACATATCTAAGTCTTTATTATAGATATCTTTTTCAAGCCATTTTTCTGTTTTAGAATTAAATTGAAATAAGCCCTGATCTATAGTGCCATCTTTGTTATATCCTATAACTTTTTCTCTGCCATCAGACTCACAACTCATAACAGCTAATGCAAATAAAGTATCATCCTCAAAGTATTTATAAGTTAAGGCATACCATCCTTTAACATCTTGCAAGTGGTTGCAGAGTAAATAATCATCTATAGATTGCTCTGTTAATACTCCATCTCCAAGCAATAAAGAGCAACCTATAAATAATTCAATCATTTTCTTTATGCAATATTGTTTCTATTATTTCTCTACACAAAAGATAAGGAATTTTAGATCTTTCATAATTATTCTTTAAGCCCTGTGTTCCTGTTCTTGATCCTCTGGGAGCTGCCTCATGGCAAGATGCACCATTTTTACATA